CCGCGCCATCGTCGCTGCGCACGACTCCGCCACCGTCAAGGCGTACGACTGCGCCACCGTCAAGGCGTACGACTGCGCCACCGTTACGGCGTGCGGCTCCGCCACCGTCGCGGCGTACGGCCACGCCGCCGTCAAGGCGTACGACTGCGCCACCGTCGCGGCGCGCGGCCGCGCCATCGTCGCTGCGCACGACTCCGCCACCGTCACGGCGCGCAACTGCGCCACCGTCGCGGCGCCGCCACAGTCGGAGGTAACATCGTTTCGCCGGCCAGCCCGCACCCATCGGAGGAGGTTGTAAATGAGACAAATCCAAGGAGCCGTGGCCAAGTTTCAAGGCCTCTGGTTCGCGCCCGAGGCCCTGACCATCGTCGGGGAGGACGTCCCGGAGGATATGTGCCCCGAACTGGCCGATCCGGACCGGCTCAAATCCCCTCCCCTCAAGTCCCTGGTCCAATCCGTCCTGGAGCACGGGATCCGCCTGCCCATCACTCTCCGTCGAGTCCAGGACCTCCTGGTGGTCGTGGATGGCCGTCAGAGGGTCCGGGCCGCCCGACTGGCCAATCGGACTCTCCGGGGACAGGATGCCAAAATCCGCGTGCCCGCCGTCATGGACCGGAGCCCGGACCTCCCTGGGGCTGCGGGCATGCTCGTCCTGGCGAACGAGCACCGTTTCGAGGACCATCCCCTGACCCGAGCCCGGAAGGCTCAGCGCTTGCGGGATCTCGGCCACGGCGAGCCCGAGATCCGGGCCTACTTCGGTGTGACGAGCCAGACCCTGGGCCACTGGCGATCCCTCCTTTCCCTGACCCCAGCCATCCAAGCTCAGGTGGCCCAGGGCTCGGTCCCGGTATCGGTCGGATACGAACTGGGCAAACTCACCCCGGACGATCAGGGCCCCGCCCTGGAGGCCCTCCAGGCCCAAGGCCCTCTGACGGGACAGGAGGGCCGGGAGAGGGCCAAGCGCCACCGAGAGCCGGCCGAGACCCGCCGTGGTGTGGCCCTCAGCCGTAAAGCCCTTCGGGCCCTGGAGGAGCAGTTGGCCCCGACCGAGGAGTACCCCTACGAAAACGATGGGGTGGAGCTGGCCCATAGGCTCATCTTGGTGATTCTCGGGGAGGATCCGACCGGTAAGGGGCTCCGGGAGTATCCCGAGGTTCATGCCAGCGTGAGAAAAATCCTCCGGTCTTCGTGATCCTGTCCGCGACCCAAATCCAGGACTACGTCCTGTGCCCACGCCGATGGGCCTGGCGCAAGCTCGGGGGCCTCCAGGCCCCACCCAACCCGTCCGCCCAGCTCGGTCTGGACGTACACGCCCAACTGGAGGCCTACTACCTGTCCGGGACGCCCCTCGACCTCACGTCCAAGCCCGGGCAGATCGCCCTGGCCGGCCTCCACCTGCTCCCTCCTCCTGGGACCCCAGGCCTGGAGGTAGAGTCGGATTTCCTCCTCCAGGTTGGCTCCTACACGTTCGGGGGCCGGATGGATCTGAGGCTCGGGGCCCAGGTCTGGGACCACAAAACTACTAAGGATTTCCGTTGGGCCAAAACCCCGGCAGAACTGCGGACTAACGTCCAGGCTGTCCTCTATGCCCGGGCAGCTCTCGAGTCCGGTCCTGCGGCCGATCTGACCTGGGTCTACTACCGGACCCGTACCCCATATCGGGCCGAGGCCATCACCCTCCGGCTCCGGGCCCAGGATCTCACCCCGACCCTGGATCAGATCCAGGGCCTGGCTGAAGAGATACACGTGCTTTATCGGGCCCGTCCCGAGCCCCTGGCCATCCCTCCTAATCCTGATGCATGTGAGGCCTTCGGGGGATGTCCATATCTTCCTCTGTGTACCGACCTAACCCCAGCAAATCGTATGAGGTCCATCATGTCCCAACAATCCGCCGTACAATCGAAAGAGGAATTTCTGGCCCGGATCCGGGCCCAGGCGGGGCAGATCAACCCGCCGGCCCAGGACCAGGCCCCACCCCCGCCGCCGGCCCCAATCCTATCCCCGGATGGGACCCATACCTGGGACGGCCAGGCCTGGATCCCGGTGCAGACCGTGCCAGCCCCTCCTCCGGCCCCTCCTCCGGCCTCTTCTCCCGCCCGAGGTCCCGGCCGACCCCGGAAGGACGGGACTCCGGCCCAGCCTCGCCAGGCCCCCGCAGCCGAGGCCTCCCCGCCGCCGGCCCAGGCCCCCATGCCCGAGCCCAAGAACCAGGGCCAACTCCTTCTGGAGCAGGGCATCGAAAAGATGGCCGAGGGCCTGGCTCAGATCGCCGAGGCTCTCCGGGCGGGGGTGCTCCGGTAACACCCATGCAAGCCCCTAGGGCCGTCCAATACTCTCGGGAACTGGCCAGGATCGCGGCCCTGCCCCGGAGGGCCTGGACCGAGCCGGAGGCCTCGGCCCTGGCCCAGGACCTGACTCAGGCCCTGGCCCGGGGGACCCAGGCCCTCCGGCCGATCCAGGCCCTGGCTCTCCTGGAGTGTGCCCAGCGAGGGGGTCTCTTCGCTCCGATCCGTGTGGGTGGAGGGAAGACCTTGCTCTCCCTCCTCGCGCCCTTCGTCCTGTCCAGTCGACGGCCCCTCTTACTCCTGCCGGCCAAGCTCGTCCAGAAGACCAAGAGGGAAATGGTTGCCCTGTCCCATCATTGGCCCATACCCAACTGGATTAGGCTGGAGTCATACGAGCTACTGGGTCGGGTCCAGTCCGTCCACCTACTCGATCGGTACCTCCCGGACCTGATCGTGGCCGACGAGGCCCATAAACTGAAAAATCGCAAGGCCGCCGTCACTAGGCGGGTGGAGAGGTACATGCAGGCCCACCCGGATACCAGGTTCGTGGCCCTGTCCGGGACGATCACCAAACGGTCCCTCCGGGACTACGCCCACATACTGAGGTGGATCTATCCGCCGGCCGAGGCCCCCATACCCAACTCCTGGCAAGAATTGGAGGACTGGGCCGAGGCCCTAGACGAGCGGACCGATCCTCGGGCCCAGCCCGTCGCCCCGGGCGCGCTCCTGAGCCTGGCCAGTCCCGAGGAGCGGAAGCACCAGCCCAGGCACGCGGCCCGGCTCGCGTTCCGGCGCCGGCTCGTGGACACTCTCGGGACGGTCGCCACGACCGAGGGCCATACCGGGGCCTCCCTCCAGATCGCCCCCCTCTATCTGCCTGGGCCGCCGGACCAGGCCCTAGAGGACGCCTTCCATCGACTCCGAGACGCCTGGGAAACTCCGGACGGCTGGCCCCTGACCGACGGCATGCAGGTCTGGCGCACGGCCCGGGAACTGGCCCTGGGATTTTACTACCGATGGACCCCTCGCCCGCCGGACTCCTGGCTCCAGCCCCGCCGAGACTGGGCCCGGACCTGCCGGGCCCTCCTGGCTGATAACCGCCGGTCCCTGGACTCCGAGCTGGCCGTCACCCGGGCCGTGGACGAGGGTCATTACCCTGGCGCGGTCCAGGCCCTGACCCGGTGGAGGGCGGTCCGAGACTCATTCCAGCCCCGGACCGAGGCCGTCTGGCTGACCGACTCCGTTCTCCGGTTGGTCCAGAGGTGGGCCCATGATCGTCAGCCCGGGATCGTCTGGGTGGAGCACATTGCCTTCGGGGAGAGACTAGCTAGCCTATCGGGCTTGACTTACTACGGTCGAGGTGGTACAGATCAGTCGGGCAGGATGATCGAGCAACACTCCAGGCACGACCCCCTGATCGCCTCGGCTGCGAGTAACGCCGAGGGCAGGAATCTCCAGGCCTGGAGCCGGAATCTCCTCGTGAGCCCTCCGCCCAACGGCATGCAGTGGGAGCAGATCCTAGGCCGGACTCACCGGGAGGGTCAGGAGGCCGACGAGGTAACGGTGGATGTCCTGGTCACGTGCCTGGAGCACGCCACGGCCTGGTGGCAGGCCCAGGCCGATGCGGCTTACGTCGAGGCCTCGACGGGTCAGGCCCAGAAGATTCTCTATGCCGACAGCATGATGCCATCGGCGAATGAAATTGCCTCCCTCCGGGGGCCAAGATGGGAGAAACCGGAAAATGTCTAATCTTTGGCAGGGCTTGCGACAGGCCCAAGTGTTCGAGCGCGGTAACTACCTGAGCCCGGGGTCCTACGACCTGAGCGTCAATCGGGCTCTCCTGAAGCAGACCCAGAAATCGGGCCTGGGGTTCATCGTGGAATTCGAGGTGATCTCCAGTACGGCCCAGGCACACCCGGTGGGTTCGATCGCTACCTGGTTCCAGAAGATGGCCAGCCCTTCGATCGCCTTCAGCGCGATCAAAGAGTTCCTCTTGGCTGTCCTCAATCTGGATCCTCGCCGAGACATCCAGACGATCGGGATGCAGGTCGATCCCGTGATTGAGACGATCATGGATCACGTGGTCAGCGAGGCGAACCCTCTGTCCGGCATGTTCGTCCACGCCGAGGCTTTCCAGACTCTCACCCAGAAGGGCACTGATTTCACGGCCATACGATGGACCCCCTTCGATTTCGCCGGGGCCTCGGCCGAACCGCCGGACATCCAGGCGATCCTGGCCCTGGGCCGGAGTCCGGTCGGGCGCACTCCGATCCAGCCCGCACCGATGGCCCCTCCCCCACCCCCTCCGCCGGCCTTCGCCCCGCCCCCTCCCTCCGAGGTCCTGTCCCCGGACGGGCGACACGTGTGGGACGGCCGAGTCTGGAAGCCGAGGACGTGATCGCTCTCGACACGGAAACGGCCCTGATCCAGCCCGGGCTCCAGGCCCCTCCCCTCGTGTGTGTCAGTCTGGCGACCCAGGACTCTGCCACCCTTTGGGCCCATTACGAGGCCCGGGAGGTGGTCCGGGAGATCTTGCAGGGTCAGGATCAGATCGTGGGCCATAACGTGGCCTACGACATGGGAGTTCTGGCCCAGGAATGGCCGGACCTCCAGCCCCTGATCTGGAGGGCCTATCAGGACGATCGAGTGACCGATACCATGCTCCGGCAGCAGCTCTCGGACGTGGCCGGAGGGGTGTATCGGGGATACACGACCGTGGACGGGAGGAGGGAGAAGATCGGCTACAGCCTGGCGGACCTCGCCCGACGCCACCTGGGCCTGACCCTGGATAAGGAATGGCAGACGGGCTACGGCCCCCTCCGAGACGTGCCCCTGGATTGGTGGCCTCAGGAGGCCCGGGAGTATCCCCTGGCGGACGCCCGGGCTACCCTGGCAGTCTGGAGGGCCCAGGAGGTGGCCTCGGAGGGATACCTAGCCGATCAGTATCGGCAGGCCCGGGCCGCCTTCTGGCTCCGGCTGATGTCAGCTTGGGGCATGGTCACGGATCGAGAGGGGGTGGAGGCCTTCCGGGCCCGCGTCGAGTCCGAGCGGAGGGCCCTGGCCCAGGATCTCCGGGTAGCCGGATTCCTCCGGACCGTCGGCCGGGCCGAGACCCGAGACACGAAGGCCGCGGGCCAGGCCCTAATCCGGGCCTATCAGGCCCAGGGCCGGGACTATCCCCGGACCGATACGGGCCGCCCGAGCCTGGAGCTGACCGCGTGCGAAGAGTCCGGAGACCCGGTCTTGGAGGCCTACGGCCGATACGGCCGGGTCAACGCCCTCCTGGCCAAGGACATCCCCATGCTCCTCCGAGGTGTAGACCATCCAATCCACCCGCATGTAGAGACGATCCTGGAGACCGGGCGCACGAGCATGTCCCCCAATCTCCAGAATCTCAGCCGAGCCCCGGGCGTGCGAGAGTGCTTCGTCCCGCGCCAGGCTGGTCTGGTCTTCCTGGCCGCGGACTACGGCGGCCTGGAACTATGCACCCTGGCCCAGGTATGCCTGGAAGTCCTGGGCCGGAGTGCCCTCGCCCAGGCTCTGAACGAAGGCCGCGACCCGCATCTGGAGGTCGGTGCCGCGATCCTGGGGATCCCCTACGCCGAGGCCCAGGCCCGGCGCAAGGCCGGGGACCAGGACGTGGAGAGGGCCAGGCAGGTGGGCAAAGTCGCGAATTTCGGCTTTCCGGGGGGCCTCGGCCCCGGAGCCCTCGTCCATTACGCCCGATCCGGCTACGGAGTCCAGGTCTCGGAGGATCAGGCCCGGGACCTGAAAGACGCCTGGATCCGGTCCTGGCCAGAAATGATGGACTATTTCCGCTGGATAGCCAGCCACACGGACAAGCCCTTTCCTCAGATTCGGCAGATCTATGCCGATCGCTGGCGCGGCGGGGTATCGTACACTGAGGCGTGCAATACGATGTTCCAAGGCCTCGGGGCGGACGTGGCCAAGGCCGCCGGGTGGCTCGTCTCGAGGCAGTGCTACGGCGCGGACGAGGGCCCCCTCACAGGCTGGCGGATCGTCAATTTCGTCCATGACGAATTGATCCTGGAGGGAGGGCCGGAGGAGACGGTCCACGACGCGGGCCAGGAACTGGCCAGGCTCATGATCGAGGCGGCCCGGCCTTGGCTCCCGGGCGTCCAAATCCATGTGGAGGTAGCGGCCATGCGTCGATGGAGCAAGAGGGCGAAGCCCGCATACCAGGACGGGAGGCTCGTACCATGGCAGGCCTCCTAGCCCTAGATCCTGGCGCACATGGGGGATGGGCTATCTACTGGGACGGCCAGCTCCGGGACGCAGGCCTATTTCGGTGGCCCCAGGAGAGGCCTGTCCGACCGGAGGGCGCGTTCGTGGTATGCGAGCAACCGAGCCATGCCGCGGTCGATGTCCGGGACGTGATCCAGCTCTCGATCCGTGTCGGTCGGATTGTGGAATGGTACTACTGTCAGGGCGTAAAGGTGGACCTGGTAGAGCCCGGTCAATGGAAGGGCTCCACCCCGAAAGAGATTCATCACCAGAGGGTGGCCCGAGCCCTGAGGCCGCGGGAGCGGGAGCGGGCCGAGGCCTTGGCTCTCCGGGTGGCCGCGAGCTACCGGCACAACGTCTGGGACGCCATCGGCCTCGGGCTCTGGTGGCTAGGGAGAGAGGGATTGCGATGACCCTACACGAATGGATCACCGAGCGATCGGAAGCTCTCGGTCTATCCCGGAGGGCGATCATGGAGGATCTGTCCGCCATGGCGGGGGTGTCGGTCGTGACTCTATCCAGCGTCGATCGAGGGGCTCGGCTGACTCGTTACGCCCTGGCCCGGGCCGTTAGCGAGGCCACGGGCGGACAGGTAAGTATTCAGGAGCTGTGTGAATGAAATCCTGGATTTTGGCCGCTCTCCTGCATTTCGCCCCGCCCGAGAAACTGCCCCGGTTCCCGGGCCACGAGGAGGCCCCCGAGGAGGTCCGGGACCGCTACGCCCTGATCGCCCAGGCCATCCTGGCCCAGGCCGAGGCCCCGGAGGAGAGACCCGACGGTCTGACGGACCGGCAGGAGGCCGCCCTCCTGATCGCGCTCGCGGTCGGGGAGTCCGGTCTGGCCCGGGATGCGGACGTGGGTCCGTGCCATCGTCGGGGCCGATGGCGGACTCGGTGTGATTCCGGGGCCGCGGCATCTGTGTGGCAGGTCCACGCATGGGGGGAGGACGCGGACGGGCCCATCACTCTACGCCGTCTATTCGCCTCCCGGGACCTGGCCGCGTCCAGGGCTCTCCTGGTCGCCCGGGGCTCTCTCGGGCTCTGCCGACGGCTCCTTCCGGAGGATCGCCTATCCGGGCTATCGGGTAGATGCCAGGCCGGCCCAGGCCCCTGGAGGGCCCGTTGGCGTCTCTGGCATTCGGTCCTGACATGGAAGGAGCCCAAATGACTGCACATCCCCTCGTAATCCAGACCCAGGCTGAGATCGCTCGAGACTCCGGAGAGGCCTCGGAGGCCCTGGATCTGATCCGCAATCTCTCGGTCCACGATCAGTCCTCGTTCGCGATCGCCTCCGAAATCTGCCGAGAGGTGAAGGCCCGTTGGAAAGCTCTCGATAATCGACGTAAGGAAATCACCGGACCTCTGACCAACGCCATCCGCTCGGTCAATGCACTGTTCGCCCCGGTCCTGGGTTCGCTGGCCGAGGCCGAGGCCGTCCTCAAGGCCAAGTTGGCCGCCCATACCGCGGCCGAGGCCCAGGCCCGAACCCAGGCCATGGAGACTCAGGCGGCCCTGCACGGGGCCGGCGTGCTCGCGGTCGTGCCCATGTCCGCTCCCCCCGAGGCTCCGGGGGTCAACGTCCGGACCGTCCGACGATTCGAGATTACGGATCCCGATCGTGTCCCGCGACAATTCTGTAGCCCGGATCCCGAGAGGATCCGGGCTCACCTGGAGGCAGGGGGCCTAGAGGCCATCCCGGGCGTGCGATTCTACGATGACCAGATCGTGACAGTGCGCCAATGACGGCCGAGTCCCCCATTGACCTCGTCCAGCTCGGGGACGCGACCCAGATCCCTCCCGAGGTCCTGTCCTGGGGTGACGTCCTGATCACGGATCCGCCCTACTCGGCCCACGTCCACGCCTCGGCCACGAGCCAGTCCCCTCGCCGCGGGGTTAGGCACCGGGACATGGGCTTTGAGCCCATGGCTCGGGCCGTCCGAAGGACGGTCGCCCGGGCTGCGGCCCTGGTCCGGACCTGGTCCGTGATCTACTCGGACGTAGAATCGTCGACGTGGCTCCGCCTGGCTGCTCAGGCTCAGGGCGCGACCTACATCCGGACCCTGCCCTGGGTTCGCTGGAGCATGCCTCAGCTCTCCGGCGATCGGCCCCCGACGGGCCTGGAGCATCTACTGGTCACCTGGGGTCGTCAGGCAGGGGCGAAGGCCTGGTTCGGGCCAGGGTCTCTCACGCATTTAGCTCATCTGGCTCTTCGGGGAGAAACCAAGCACCGCGCGGAGAAGCCCTTGGACCAGGCCCTGGATCTGGTCTCGTGGTTCTCGAGGCCAGGGGACCTGGTCCTTGACCTGTTCGCCGGATCAGGAACTGTGAGCAGAGCGTGCCAGCTTCTGGGTCGACGGTGCGCCGCGTGGGAACTGGATCCGGTCTGGGTCGACCGGGCCAACGCTCGGTTGGCCGGGCCTCTTAGCCCCGGAGAGAGGGAGAGGATCGATCGATGGCTGGCGGCCCCGTACGAGGATCAGGCCCCGCAGCCTGGGCCCTCGGCCGAGCGGAGGGCCCGGAGGGATGCCGATCGAGAGGAGGTCAGGGCATGGGCTCTATAAGCATGCTTAGGATCAGCGTAGATGGACACTTCCATGGGGGTCCCCCGCCCAGGCCCTGGGTCGCCCGAATCGACGGCCCGGACGAACGCTACGGTCTCCAGAGAGAATTCGTCTCTCCTCTGAACGATTGGGCCGAGGCTCGAAAGGCCTGGAGTGGGAATTTGTATGGGGTAGTGGCCTGCTTCCCTCTCCGGGATGGTCATCTATATGAGGTCAGTCGATGTCGAGGAAAACCTTCTAAGCGCTATGTGTCTCGGGAATTTTTCCTGTTGGACCGAGGGAAACAGAAGCCGCTGGACGCTCTAGAAGCTTTGGCCTTGGTCGAGGGTCATCAAGACCCGGTGACGATCCTTCGAGTCCCCGATGACCCGGCCGATCGTCCTTGGGTCGCCGAGGTTTCGGGCCTGGGTACGCCCAGACGATTGGGCTTCGTGGTCGTGAACGGACAACGCGTCTTTCGACTCCGACATGGCCGAATCTATGAAGTATATCGGGAGGGATCCCGTCATTTGCTCGGGGCCGGGCCTTCCCTGAAAATACTTTCCCAGAAGGAGGCTCAGGCGTGGCTGACCTAGCCAAGCGATATCTGGAAATCAATGTCCTGGACGCGGCCCGAGACAGGATCCTATGGGCCTTCGACTCCTTTGAGCGCATCTACCTATCTGGGCCATCTGGCAAGGACTCCAGTGTCATGATGCACCTGGTCTGCCAGGAGGCCCGACGAAGGCGCCGAACTATCGGTGTCCTGTACGTGGATTTAGAGGCCCAATACTCGGCCACGATCACACACGTACGAGAAATGTTCGCCCTCTATCAGGATGTGATCGATCCCCATTGGGTGGCCCTCCCCCTCCGCCTGCGGAACGCTGTCAGTATGAAGGAGCCTTACTGGGTGTGTTGGGACCCCCGGGCGAAGGGGAGATGGGTCCGAGAGCCACCGGCCCAGGCTGTCACAGACGAGTCCAGGTATCCCTTCTATCGCCCCCCCTGGTCCGGAGGGGCCCAGGAATTCGAAGAATTCGTGGAGCAATTTGGTCATTGGTACGGAGGGGACAAGTCCACGGCCTGTTTCGTGGCCATCCGGACAGATGAGAGTCTCAATCGCTGGAGGGCAATCGTCAAGCGGCGCAAGAGTCGACTCGAGGGCCGTCCTTGGACGGCCTGGAAGGGAGGGAGCCTGTTCAATGTCTATCCCATCTACGATTGGAGGACGGAAGACATTTGGACCTACGTCGGCAAGACCGGCCTGCCTTATAATCAGCTCTATGACCTCATGTACAAGGCAGGCCTGTCCATTCACCAGCAACGAATTTGCCAGCCCTATGGAGACGACCAAAGAAGAAGCCTAGCCATGTGGCATGTAATTGAGCCAGAGGCCTGGAATCGTGTAGTGGCTCGGGTGAGCGGAGCTAACTTCGGATCCATCTATGCTGGACAGAGGGGTAACGTCCTGGGAGATGGCCGAGTCAACCTGCCCTCTTCTCACCCCTCCTGGGAGAGCTACGTTAGATTCCTTCTGGACTCTCTCCCGGCCCATGAACGGGAGCATTATGAGAATAAGATCGCGGTCTTTCGAGCCTGGTGGAGAAATCACCGCGGTCGGGAGATCGAGGACGAGGCCCCTCATTCCGTGGAGGCCAAACGACAGGCCCCAACCTGGCGTCGGGTGGCTAAGGTCTTGCTAAAAAATGACCGGATGTGTCGAGGTCTTTCGTTCTCCCAACAGAGAAGTACAGAGACGTCATTTGAGCGCTACCGCAAGATTATGAAGAAGAGGAGGGCACTATGGAATCTGTAGATGAACGAGGGATCCCCATGACCATCATCCAGGAGGCCCGAAAGGATCCCTTGATAGGTCCTCGGGTGATCATCTCTAGTACGAGACGCGAGCCCCTACGATACGAGGGGCAGATCGTGGGCTTCGTCACCCCTCACGAGACACAGTCTGGGTGGCGCCTGGGACCGATTTTCGTGCTCCCTGCTTATCGGGCCAAGGGTCTGGTTCAGGCTTATTATGCAGCCCACCCACATAAGACGTTCGTAGCCTTCATTCCCGATGGCTGTGCGGCCTCCATGAGAGCCCATAAGCTTGCTGGATTTGTGCGCTGGAAGGCCGGCCGTGGGGGGGTATGGCTCCGGAGAGATCCCCGATGAGAGCCTCTCTAGAGAAATTGATCCAAATCCTTCTGGTTCTCCCGGAAGAGGATCGAATTGACGCCTTGAACGAGATCCGAGAAGCACTCCACCAGATTTCCCCCCTCCGAGATCACCCCGTAGACTTCGTTCGGTGGGTCCGAGCAGAGGAGGTGAGGGGCAATGACTACAACCCCAATACGGTCGCGCCCCCTGAAATGAAGCTCCTGGCCCATTCAGTAGAGGCAAATGGCTACACCATGCCCATTGTCACCCATCAAGACGATCAAGGGGTGGTAGTGGTCGACGGATTCCACCGACATCGGGTAGGGAAGGAGCATCCTAGAATCCGGCAGAGCACCTTGGGCCACCTACCCGTCACCCAGATCCGAGCCGAGCGCTCGGACAAGGCAGCTAGAATCGCTGCCACAGTAGAACACAACCGGGCTCGGGGGGACCATCGGGTGGAGGCCAGGGGAGATGTCGTCCGGATGCTCTACCGGGCAGGATGGAGAGACGACAAGATCCAAGAGGAATTAGGCATGTGTGAGGATGAGGTCCGGAGACTGAAGCAGATCACAGGCCTGGCTGACCTCTTCGCCGATCGGGAATTCTCGCAGGCCTGGGAACCAGATGGGGGCTAGTCTCCCCTCCATCGATCGGGCCCTCATCCGCACGGGGGGCCTCTACCAATTCCTCCTCCTTGCCTGGCCCCACGTAGAAGGCCCGGGCTTCGTTCCCTCCTGGCACCTGGAGGAGATATGCCGACACCTGGAGGCCGTGAGTCGGGGAGAGATCACCAGGTTGGTGATCAACGTCCCCCCGGGGACAGGCAAGTCCTTGGCCGTCGGGGTCTTCTGGCAGGCCTGGGAATGGTCTTTGCGACCCCGAACGTCCTGGATCTGTGCCAGTTACGACGGCACTCTGGCCACCCGGGACGCAGCCAAATTGATCACCCTGCTCCGCTCGGACTGGTACCTGGAGCGCTGGGGAAATCTATGCCCTAAGGGCAACCTGGCCCTGGCCAATTTCTCCAACCTTCTCGGGGGTTTCCGCTTTTCCACGTCCGTGGCCGGGAAGGTGACCGGGCGCCACGCCGACATCCAGATCGTGGACGATCCGATCAAGCCTCGGGACGCCAGTGGAGGCGTGAATCACTCTCGGACGGCCCTGGAGGCGGTCAGCTCCTGGTGGCGACAGACGATGGCCAGCCGAGCCCGGGATCCTCGGTCCTTCCGCCGGGTCGTGATCATGCAGCGTCTACACGAGGATGACCTGGCCGGGGAATGCATCCGAGCCGGATACACCCTCCTCCGTCTACCCATGCGATACGAGGAGGACGAGCCCTGCCGGACGGCCTGGGGAGGAGACCGGCGAACCGAGCCCGGGGCCCTCCTCTGCCCCGACCGCTACCCCGAGGAGGCCGTCCGCCGGCTGGAGGTGGAGGAGATGGGACCGGACGTGGCTGCGGCGCAGCTTCAGCAACGCCCGACCCGGCGGGGAGGGGGGATCTTCCGCCGGGACTGGTGGCGATACTGGCACCCTGACGATCAGGACCGAGGCCAGCCCCTCCCCCCGGAGGGGCATGGGATTCAGATCCAGTCCTGGGACCTGACCTTCAAGGGCTCGGACGGGTCGGATTTCGTCTGCGGGGGGGTCTGGTGGGCCGCCCGGGGTCAGTATCTACTCATGGACCTAATCTGTGAGCGCATGACCTTCACCCAGACCCTTGACGCCATGCGCCACATGACCGCTAAGTGGCCCAGGGCTCACGATAAGTTGGTCGAGGACAAGGCCAACGGGCCCGCCGTAGAAGACGCTCTCCGCCGGGAGATCCGAGGGATAACCCTCGTTTCGCCCGAGGGCGGGAAGGAGGCCCGGGCCCATGCCTGCACCCCGGCCTTCGCTTCGGGCCGGGTCCTGATCCCTCACCCGAGCCTGGCCGGGTGGGTGAAAGCCTATCAGGCCCAGCACGAGGCCTTCCCTCGATCGGCCCATGATGACATGGTGGACATGACCAGCCAGGCCCTAGGCCGTCTGCGACGGCACGGCGAGGACTTCAGCCGGGCGATGGCCCGTGTTAGAGGTGAGGATACGTGACGATCCATGACCGTCTCCGCGATCTATCCGGAGCCCTCGGCCTGGGCCGGGCCGACGGCTGGCAGAATCCGTTCACGGGCTTCGGGACGAGCCGGGACAAACTGAGTCACACGATCTTCGCCCCGTCCCTCCGCCTGTCCGACCCCGAACTGTCTGCGCTCTACCATGGCGACGACATGGCCAGGAAGATCGTGGAGATAGTCCCCCGGGAAATGCTCCGGCAGGGCTACCGGGTGACGGGCCCGGGCTCGGACCAGATCCAGACCACCCTGACGGACCTGGACGCGACCCGGCAGGTCCTGGACGGGCTCCTGTGGGGCCGTCTGTTCGGGGGGGCCCTCCTGATCCTGGGCGTGGACGATGGCCTCCCGGCGGACCAGCCCCTCGCTCTGGACAGGATCGTGGGCCGGGGTGTGGCCTATCTTCAGGTCTACGATCGCCGTCGACTCACGGTCGAGCGCCGGAATGAGGACCCGGCCAGTCCGGACTACCAGGAGCCCGAGGTCTACCGGATCCAGCCCATCCGCGGGCAGTCGTCCACGGTCCACGTGTCCCGGACGATCCGATTCTCCGGCGCCCATACGGCCCAGGAGGAGCAGGAGGAGTTAGACGGCTGGGACCTGTCCGTCCTCCAGGTGTGCTACCCGGCCCTACAGATGTTCAACACGGCCCACCAGGCCGGGACCCTGATGCTGAGCGATGCCAGTCAGGCCGTATTCACCATGCGGGGCCTGATCTCGGCCCTCGCCGGAGGCCAAAAGCAGGATCTGATGAGTCGGGCCGTGCTCCTGGACATGGGTCGATCGGTGGCCAGGGCAGTCATGCTGGACGCCGAGGGCGGGGAGAGGTACGAAAAAATTGCCACACAATTCGCGGGGGTCCCCGAGATGATGGACCGAGCGGCCAACCGTCTGGCCGCCTCATCCGAGATCCCGGTCACTCTCTTGATGGGCCAGGCCCCCGCCGGTTTGAACGCCACGGGGGACACGGACCTGCGGATTTTCTACGATCGGATCAAATCCGATCAGGCCAACATCCTGGCCCCGATCCTGATCCAGCTCGTCCACGTGACGGCCCTGGCCCTGGGCATCCGGGGAGAGCATGGGGTCATATTTCCCAGCCTATTCCAGGAGACTCCCAAAGAGCGACGAGAGGCGGACAAACTCCTGGCCGACACCGATGCGATCTACCTGGACCGGGAGGTCCTGACCCCGGAAGAGGTCAGGGCCCGGAGATTTGGCCTTGCCCCGTCGTCGACCCCTCCGAGTCCGCCTCCGTCGCCCTGATGCGGCAGTCCTGACCTATCAGGCCTTCCTCAGGGCCCTGGTCGCGCGTTGGCTCCAGGCGGCCCAAGCCATCCTGATCGAGGGCTGGCAGGCGAATCCGGTCGCACACGGTCCCGGCCGTGCGGACGCCTCGCCCTGGGTCCAGACTCGGATCGGCCGCTTGCGCCTGAGGATGGAGGAGATCGTCCAGGATCCGGCCCTGGATGAGCAGATCGGGATCGTCGCCCGGAGGGTATCCAGGCGAGGAGGGGAGGAGCTGCGCCGGGTGATCGGCCTGAGCCTACACTCGGAGGTAGGCGTACCTGCGGCCCTAGAGGCCTTCCGGGCGCGGAATACGGACCTGATCGTGTCCCTGGCCCGCCGGCAAATCGATGACCTGATCCCGATCCTGGAGGAGGCCGAGCGGACCGGGCTCCGGGTCGAGGACCTCACGGATCAGATCCGAGAGCGTTTCCAGGTGGCCGAGTCCCGGGCCGAGCTTTTGGCCCGGGACCAGACCCTAAAACTATCGGGCCAGCTCAACCAAATGCGCCAACAGAACGCGGGGATAGAGCAGTACACCTGGAGCACGAGCCAGGACGAACGGGTCCGGCCCGTCCACGCCGAACTGGATGGCACGATCCAGTCCTGGGCCTCACCCCCGGTCGTGTCCGAGGATGGGCGGACAGGGCATCCTGGGGACGATTATCAGTGTCGATGCGTGGCGATCCCAATCCTGCCCTCGGATCAGGACCTGGAGTAGACTCTGGCCATGCCCTTCGCCGGTTACGACACGTTCGAGGCCTGTGTGATCGATCAACAGGATCGGGGACATACCGAGGAGGAGGCTCGCCGAATCTGCGGTAAGCTCCAGGCCGAGGCCGAGGATTCCCGGCCTTCGGTCCGCCGCTACGATCACGGTGGGATCCTCGACAGGGCCGAGCCTACCCCCTCCGGTGGGGCTCGAGTCCCCGCCACCCTGACCCGGGTCGGGGTGTTCCCCTACCGCCTGACCGACGGCACGATCCGCCGGGAGCTCCGCCCGCCGGAGGAGGTCCTCCATCCAGATAGTCTGGCCACCCTGACGGACTGTCCGGTGACGGACCTCCATCCCCCCACCCCGGTCACGGCCGAGACCTGGAAACAGGTCTCGGTCGGGCACGTCGGCCCGGCCGAAGGCCGAGGGGATTTGGTCCAGGCCGTCCTGGCCATCCAGGACGCCTCGACCTTGGCCCTGATCGAGTCCGGGGCCCGGAAGGAGGTCTCCTGTGGATACCAGGCCACCTTGGATCCGACCCCTGGTGTATTCCGGGGAGAGCCCTACGATGCCGTCCAGCGAGGGATCAGGTACAATCACGTGGCCCTGGGCCCGGTCGGCTGGGGACGGGCCGGTCCTCAGGTGGCCTTGCATTTGGACTCGGGGGACGGTATCCAGGATCTCATGCCTGCCCCCGAGCACACCCCCGCACCCGTGGTCAAGATCCGGATCGATGGCCGCGACGTCATCGAAGGATCGCCGGAGCACGTCCGGCTCCTGGAATCCATGCTCCTCGAGATGGCCAGGGAGAGGGATGAGGCCCGTGGACGCGCCGATGCCGCGGACAAACTCCTGGCCCAGGCCCAGGACCCGAAGGCTATCCAGGCCCGGATCACGGCCCGGGCCCAGCTCCTGGATCAGGCCCGACGCCTCGGGATCAGGCGCTCGGACGAGGCCATGGCCGCCACGGACGATCTGGCCATGATGGTAGAGATGGTCCGCATGATCGACCCGGAGTTTTCCCCGGAGGGCAAATCGGAGGATTACATCCGTGGCGCGTTCGCGGCCCTGGTCAAGCCGGCCCTAGCCAAGATGGCCGCGACCCAGGCCCCGGCCGATGGTCCGGCCCTGCCCGAGGACGAGGAACCCAAGGCTCCGCCTGCGCCCCAGGCCCCGGCCCAGGATTCCATCCTGGCCCTGCGCAAGGGCCAACCCAAGGCCCCCGAGCCCGACGCGGCCCAGGCCCGAGCCCGGATGATCCAGGACTCAAGAACCGCCTGGCAAAAGCCTCTGCTCTCCTACCGGAAGGACTGACCCATGGCCACGACCCCCGTACAGACCACCTACGTCCTGGAGCCCTCCTTTGGTGTAGGGGGCCTGATCGCGGACAGCGCATTCCGTGACGTCCAAACCCGGATCCTCGAACAGTCCGGAGGGGCGGCCCCTGGTCGACTCCTGGTCAAGGGCACCGCGACGGACCAGGCCAAGCTCCCCACGGCCTCGGCCGACGTCACGAATGACGCCCTTGGGTTCCTGGCGCTCTCGCCAATGATGGAGCCCAACGCCTACCCCATCCCGACGGCCGTGATCTGGCAGGACAAGGACGCCGTTCCGGTCCTCGGAAAAGGTCGGATCTGGGTCCCGGTGACCGGAGCAGCGGCCTTGGACGACGGTCAGGTGTTCGTGATCCACAGCGGGACCGATGCCGGTACGATCCGAGGGACGGCCGATGCCTCAGCTACGGTCCTCGGCTCGGCCAAGGTCATCCGAGGGGCGAGCATCGGGGCCGTGGCCCTGGTAGAGATCAACCTGCCCTGACCCCGGAGAAGAATCAGCCATGCCCCCGACCCCCGAAATGCTTGCCCAGGCCGCTCACATGCTCCAGACGATGGGTTACCGCGCCGATGCGGGAGAAACGGCGGCCTTCGTCCGCCAGCTCGAGTACGTCAAGGCCCGCACATACGACGTCAAATATCTGGAGCTGAAGGCTCGGCAATTTCTCCCGGTGGACTCCGAGGTCCCGAGCGGCGCGGAGAGCTTCACCTGGCGAAGCTGGGACTGGGCCGGCATGGCCAAGATCCTGGCAAATTACGCCGACGATCTGCCCAAGGTCACGGTCTTGGGCAAGGAAAATGTCCAGGGAATCAAGAGCTTGGGCGCCAGCTACGACTACACGATCCAGGACATCCGGGCCGCGAGCATGGCCGGGACGAACCTGGACGCCCGGAAGGCGATGGCCGCCCGCCGAGCGGTCGAGAACCGGATCGAGAAGCTTGCGGCCGTAGGCGACAGCATGGCCGATCTGCCGGGCTTCCTCAACAACGCCAACGTTCCGATCCTGACCAATCCCACGATCAACGCCAACTGGCCCGCCGCGACATCGGCCCAGATCCTGGACGATCTGCACGAGATCGCGAACAAGATCGTGGAGCAGACCCTGGACACTCACAGGCCCGACACGATGCTCCTCCCGGTCAGCCGATACAGCATCGTCGCGACCAGGAGCTTCTCCACGACCATCCCGGACACGATCCTGTCCGTGTTCCTCCGGACCAGTCCCTGGATCCGGAACGTGGATCAGTGGTCGTTCCTCGACACGGCGGGGACGGGCGGGATTACTCGGGCAGTCGCGTACGAGCGATCGCCGGAGGTCGTGGAGCTGGTCATTCCCCAGGAATTCGAGCAGTTTCCGCCACAGGCCCGAAACCTGTCCTTCGAGGTCCCCTGCCATGCTCGGATCGGTGGCGTGTCCATCCGCTACCCTCTGGCCATGGTCTACGCAGACGGAGTGTGACCCGTGCCCATCACCCTGACCAACACCAGCGCTCGCCTGGTCTACCCCTGCCGAGGGCATCGGATCCTGCCGGGGGAGACCCTCACCCTGGACCTGGACCAGGCCACGGCCGAGGCCGTGAGAGGATCCCCCCTCATCCTGGACGGGACTCTGGTGGAGGGCCGGGCCAAGATGCCGGCCCCGGCCAAGCCGACGGAGGAGCAGATCCTGGCCCTGATCCAGGCTGAGACGAGTCTGGCTGCCCTCCAGGCCCTGGCCAAGGGCGAGCGACGCAAGGCCGTCCTGGAGGCCATCGCGGCCCGAGCCGAGGCCTTAGGCTAAGGGCCATGGCCCTCAGTCTCCAGACCTGGAGGACCCAGTACCCCGAATTTGCCTCGGCTCCGGACGCCCTGGTCCAGGCCTACCTGGACCGTGCCCTGGCCAGGATCGATGCCTCGGTCTGGGGTACCCTCGCCGATCAGGGACAGGGCCTCCTCGCGGCCCACACCCTGGCCCTCGCCCCGAATGGTCAGTTTGCCCGGCTCACCTCCGAGAAGGGTGAGACCACGTATGGACGGCAGTTTGCCCGACTCGAGGCCCAGGTTACCATCGGTCTCAGGGTGATCTGATCGATGGCCTCCCGAGTCCGAGACACAGACCGAGGCATGCGGGCCCTCCTAGCTCGAGTCCGAGGGGCTAGGCTCACCCTAACCGTGGGAGTACACGGGGAGGAGGGCGGGGCGAGCCACGGCCATGGTCTCACGGTCGGAGACATCGCCACAATCCACGAGTACGGCCTAGGCGTCCCGGAGCGGTCCTTCATCCGGGCCTGGGCCGATGGAGCCCAGGCCGAGAACGAGCGAGCCCTTCAACAGGCCGCCATCCGGGTGGTCAAGGGTCAGGTCCCCTCAGCCAAGGTCGCCCTGGACCAGGTGGGCCTCGCGTTTGTCGGAGCCGTCCAGGCCCGCATGGCCGGTGGAATCCCTCCACCTTTGGCCCCGGCCACCGTGGCCCGGAAGGGCTCCAGCACCCCTCTCATCGACACGGGCCAGCTCCGAGCATCGATCCGACATCGGGTGACCCCATGAACTGGGCCGACATCCGTCCGGCTCTGCTCCAGCTCGTGGAGACCCTGACAGAGGACGGGACCGCAGTATGGGCGGATCAACCCCAGCCCTATATCGATCCCTCATGCCGATACCTGATCCGCCTGAGCCTCGGTCCGGTCCGGACCCTGGGCGTGACCGACGATCGTCAGGTGGACTTCGACGCCGCCCGGCCCCTGAACCAGGAGCTGGGCGACACCCTGATCACGATCCGGGCCCTGACCCTGACCCTCCTGGCTGAGAGCCTGAGTCAGCAGGATGGCGAGACGGCCTGGACGTACCTCGAGAGGGTCCGGGGCCGCCTCTATCGCCGGTCCAGCCTGGCCGCGTTCCGCGAGGTCGGCTGTGCTCTGATCAGCTCGGGCGAGGTCCAAGATCTCAGCCTACCCGTGGATGATCGACAGACTTCTCGGGCCGCCCTAGACCTCCGGATCCGGTCCCGGACCTCGGAGGTCGATCCTGTCCGGTACGGCTACATCGCCACGATCGAGGCCACGGCCACCCTGAAACACGGCGTGCCCCCCGATACTGTGATCCAAGGCAACCTCACGGGGATCCTACCCCCATGAGAACCAACGGTCAGGACGATCACGAGGCCAGACTCGTTCGTCTGGAGGGTCTAGCCCCCAAGCTCGCCATGCTTGCCCAGGCCTACCACGACCTGAGCCAGGCCGTGGGCGAGATAGCGGCCCAGATCGTTCTCCTGGACAAACGACGTCGGGAGGACGCCCAAGAAATCCATGAAGCTCTGGACCGCCTCCGGAGGCGGGTCCAAGAGAATCGGGAGAGGATCAATGTCATGGACTCCACCCGAGAAGCCCTAGAAGACATTACCGGGGTGCGCCACGCCCCGGCCCTCCATGCGGCTCTGGACGCCCGTCTGGCTGCCCGGGACCTGGCCAAGGCTCAGGCCGAACTGGCTCAGGTGTCGGAGGCCCGGAGACACTGGACCCGCTGGGCCGCCGCCACCCTGGGGGCCTTGGCCGTAGCCCTAGCCAGCGCGGCCCTGGGCTGGTATCTACGGAGGTAGCCCTATGTCCCTGGACGACGTCGTACAGCTCACGATCACGACTCAGACCGTATTTCCGACTCGGCTCGGCTTCGGGATCCCCCTCCTCCTGGCCTACCACACGGTCACTCCCGAGGTGGTCCGATCGTACAAATCGATCAAGGAAATCACGGACGCAGGGTTCTCGGTCAACCATCCGGTCTACAAGATGGCCCAGGCGTGTTTCTCGCAAAATCCCCGGCCCACCAGCGTTGTGGTGGGCAAGCGAACTCGAGTTCACACCCAGACCGTCCGCCTGATTCCAGTCACGATCACCCAGGGATTCGTGTACTCGTTCGTGGTCGTGACACCGGCCGGCGTGGAGACCACGATCAGCTACACGGTCCCGGGCGCCGCAACCGTGGCCAGCATCGTGACCGCCCTCACGGCCCTGATCAATCCCCTGGTCGGAGTAGACGCCGTCGACGCGACCACACACGTCACGGTCACACCGACGACGGCGGGGGACCTGTTCGACCTCCGGGACATGCCCAGACCCTCGGACATGAAGGTCCTGACCGTGACGGCCAACCCCGGCTCGGGAGGGATCGTGGCCGACCTGACGGACGTGGAGGCGATCGACTCCACGACCTGGTACGGGATCCTGATTGATTCCAACTCCGAGGCCGAGATCAACGCCCTGGCCGCGGCCGTGGAGACCCGACGCAAGCTGTTCATCGCGTCCACGATGGACTCCGATGTCCTGGACAACGCCGTGACCACGGACATCGCCTCGGACCTGAAAACAGCCAACTACGCCAGGACCGCGATCATGTACTACGGCCGACAGATGCTCAACTATCCGGCTGCGGCCTGGATGGGGGGCATGCTCCCGACCGACCCCGGGGCTGGGACCTGGATCTACCGGACTCTGGCAGGGATCACGGTCGACGCCCTGACGGGCGGCCAGGCGACGAACGCAGACACCAAACGTGCGAATCATTACACAAATCTCGGTGGGATCAACGTCACCCGGCAGGGCTACTCTAGCTCGGGGGAATTCTTGGACGTGACCCATTTCGTGGACTTCCTCTTCGCTCGGATCCAGGAGACGATCTTCGCCGCACTCGCCCAGGCGAGCGCCAGCGGGAAAAAGATCCCCTACACGGACGCGGGCGTGGACGTCGTCCGAGGACTGATTCTGTCCGTCCTGACCCGGGGGATCCAACAGGGTGGCCTGGCCGCCGATCCAGCTCCGGTCGTGACCGCGCCGAAGGTCACGGACGTGGACCCGGCCGATCGAGCGGCCAGGATCTTGCCGGACGTCAACTTCACGGCCACCTTGGCCGGAGCGATCCACAAACTCCAGATTGAGGGGATCCTGAGCGTATGAGCGATCCGACCAAAATCTACGATCTGAATGAAATCTCCCTGGTCTTCCTGGGGGTCCCGATCGAGGGGGGATTCGGCGAGGGCGGGGCGATCAAGATCGAGCAGCTCACCCCGGATTTCGTCACGAAGGAGGGGACGGATGGGAGTGTAGCCCGGAGCAAGACAAACAAGCGGCTGACCAAGATCACCGTGACCTTACTCCAGACTTCCCCAGCCA